CTTGGCTGTGCGCGGCCATCAGTACATCGACAAAGGGGCGCGCCGGCCCAGTTTCAGCAACTGGTTGAGCGGCGAGGCAAAGGGCGACTGTCCTTGTGGCCGACCGCTGGGAAGGCTGTTTTCTGGCCAGGCCAACTGGCCTCGCTGGCGCAGATATTCGCCAAAGTCGAGATCCTCGTTCAATCGGTCTTCCCGCTGCCGCCCTTGAAAAGCCCCCCATTCCTGTTGAAAAAGCGGATTGTCCGGCGACTGGTATCTGCCTGCCGGCACCGGGATAGTTTCACCTTCAGCGTAACTCGGGCGGCTGCGAATGCTGTCCTGCACCCCTAGCGGCAACCCCGGCGGTACCAGGCTGCCCCGGATCATCTCCTGCGTTACCGGGTCCAGAGGCTCGCCTTCCAAATCGGTGGCGCCCAGGCGATAACGCAAAGCGTCGAGCACATTCATCATCGCCGTGTCGCCTCCGGCTTCATCTGGACATCAAGACCGGCCAAGTGGCTGAAATTCTGCCCCGCCGGCATCTGGAAACGAAACCGCACATAACGGCCGGTGCAGCGCTGCGGGCACGCGCCGATGGCGTTGATGTCGACCGGGTTCTCCCAGGTAACCGGGTCGGTCTGCCGCTCGCGGTGGCCCACCGCTACCGTGGCCACGCCGCCGTCGAACAAGGGCCTTGTCATCTGCACCCAAGCGCGGCGCCCCTCCGCCGGCTGCATCTCCATTGTCTCCAAGACCGGCGCCATGGCCGGGCCGCCGCCGATATTCAGCTTGTGATCGGCGGTGAATAGCCCGACCCGGCTGGACGAGTTGCCCGACCAGAAGGGATCGTCAAACGGCGGGGAGATGGTGTCGAGGGTGCCGAACGCGTCGATGTTGTCGAGGTGATAAGCCTGCACCGTCATGACCGGGGCGAGAAATTCGGCGTAATTGGCGGCAGCCGCCATCTCCGACAAGCTCGCCCTGCCCAACTCCCACTGGTACACCAGGACGTGGGTGAAGAGCCCGCCCGAACCCGGGGTCGGGATACCCCACATGACGGTGCGGGTGCGCGGGTCGGCGACCCCCTGGACATAGTTCAGGTGCGCATCGTCCAGCATGCCGTAGATGGCTTTGTCAAAGCGCTGCGCCCCCACCGGGAAGGAAGTGCTGCCGTCGAACGCGGCAAAACCGTTGGAGGACAGATAGTAAATCACCGGCCGGATCGCGCCGCTGTTGTCCTTGGCAAAGCTTTGCACAATGGAAAGCGGCGCCAAGGTGCCGGCAGCTCCCTGCGCTACCTTGAAATTAAAGATCAGCGGTGGGCCAACATAAGAAGCTGTCCAGACACCTTTTTCTGTGAATATTGAAACGTCAGAACTTGGGGCGAAGCCAGACACCAACCCGGTGATTGTTCCCAAGTCTACTTGCTGCAAATCCTGGAAGTCGCTCTGAACTTGGGCCGCCGTTATACTTCCCGGCAATGGCCACGACGTGGGTGAGTTAATTCCCGACCACCACACTCTACTGGGACGCACTCCGTCGACACTGTCGAAGGTGTTGCCCAGCATCAGAAAATCTTTGACCACCGCGACATATTTGGCGGTGGGCGCGTCCGGCGACAGATCGGCAAAGGCCGGGGTGGCGCCCACCGGCAACACCAGGGTCTGCGGTTTGTCCGACCCGTTGGTCGCGATCACCCGGTCGCCAAAACTGGTAAAATTCCAGTGACCGCCGCTATCGGCCGAGGGCGTGGTATAGCCGCCGGCCCTGCTGACATCGGCAAGGGTGCGGTCGCCGGCCACGCTCATGTAAAGCCGGGTGTGGTCGCCGGCAAAAATGTAGATGCCGTTGTCGCTGCCCTTGATGCTGTAGAGCCCCTGCGCCCGCTCGCTCAGCGCGTTGTCGCTCCAATCGATAAAACTCGGCATCGGGCCGTATGATTTGGCCGTCAACGGCACGCAGTTTTTGATCCGCGGGCTGCCGGCGTTCTGAAAATCGGCTTGGTCCGGCAACCACTCGGGCCAGTGCAGAATGGTCATATCTGCACCCACTGGCTGCCGGTATGGATCAGTTCGGCCCAGCTATAATTGTACGGCAAAACCAGGCTCCCTTGCCCTTCGATGGTCGAACCGCCGCCGCCAATAGTGATCGGCCAGGTGCCGGCATTCCCGGCGGTGTCTTTTAGGATCAACGACGCTTGCCCCGGCGATGACGGTAAAGTGACCGTGATTGGTCCTCCGGTGGTGTTTTCAATCCTGATAAACCCGGCGGAACCGGCCGGCAACACAACCGACGCATTGACCACCAATACCGGTTGGCCGCCAGGCGGCCCATCGGTCCCGGCCACCGGGCCGGTGGTCCATTGCGACCCCGACCATTGCCACTGACCGTAAGCCTGCCCAATCGCCGGGTTGTCCGGAAAATCCAGCGCCATCGCCTCACGCCCAATAGATCCAAGCGCCGTCGACATAACGGAACTGCAACCCGGCGCCGGGGCCGTAAGCGTTGGTGGGCTCGGGTAAGGTTATCGTCCCTTCGGCCGATTGCACGGTCAGGGCGGTAACCGGACTGGCAAACGAAATCTCGACCGAGGCGTCCGCCGCCGGGGATGGCGGCAGGCGGATACCGAGCGCCGCCCGGGCCGGGCCGATGACGTAGATCCCGGCCTCCCCCGACAGCATCGTGACGGTGGTGCCGCTGGCCGGGTTGACCGTGCGCAGCCCGCTGGCTGGGGCGGTAATACCGCCGCCGCTGGATACACCGCCGCTAGTGCTGCTGCCGGTTGCGGCCGTAATGCCGCTGACCCGGATCTGTAAGGGTGAGCCCCAGCGCAGCTTGCGGTCGGCCGCTTCCAATCCGGCAAAGGCCGCCTCGCGCCGGGCCAGCCAACCCTGCGCCCGCTGGTCCTCGCCGATGTAAACCTCGGCCTCGACCAAGGAGCCGAACAGGTAGGCGTCGGGCGCGGTGTCTAGGAGCCAGTTGGTCTGGGTGGCGTCGGACAGCGGCGGCACCCCGGATTGATAGACCAGGTCTATCTCCGTGGCGCCGTTGGGGGCCGGACCTAAAAACAGGGTGCGGCCGACAATCGTGTAACTCCCGGGGATGCCGGACCCGCCGGCAAGCTGTTCCGGCGGGACAAACAATAGCGGGGTGCCGCCAATCGACACCGCCCTGACCTGCATGCAGTTGGTCGGCAGGAGCACCCAGCCGGTGCCGGTGGCGTCGAAGGTGGCGATATTCTCGGCCCCGGCGAGCTTCAAGCGGCGGCCGGCCTCGACCTCGAACAGCCGGATTATGTCCGGCACCGCCGGCTCGACCAGCGGGTCGCCGGGCCGCGCCAGCCAACCCAACACACTCGATTTCAGGGCGGTATAGCTATCGAGAGGCATGGGCTACAGCCTGAAACTGGTGGGGCGAAGGTAACGCCAATCGGGATCGTTCAGCAGCTTGCGCACCGCCGGCCAGTGCTCGGCACGGTAAGCATCAACCCCGTACTGCTGCCTCCACATCTGCGCTACCTCAACGGGTATCCTGGCAGCTAGCCACATATCGCCGTCTTTACCGTCACCGGACAGGTGAGCGGCTTTGTTGGCGTCTATCGCCGGCTCCACGTCCTGCCAGCGGCGGATGGTGATGTTGCCGGTGGTGTCGTCGTACTCGAATGTCTCGTAGGTGCCGCTGACGGGGTCGCGGTCGAGCAGGTATTCGGTCATGGTCTGTCCTTGGGTGAAAAGCGGGAGGGTTGCCCCTCCCGCTTCTCTCTTGTTAAATCCCCATTCCCTTCGGCGGATAGGAACGGCCACCGACAAGCCCGATGTGCACCGGGTTTCCGCCGAAGGGAGGTGGTTACGGCGCCGTCAGATCCGCGATAATCCCGTTGCCGGCCTCGTTCTTTGCCGACAAGGTGTACTCACCGATCAAGAGGCGCTTTTCAGCGTCGCCGGTCTTGGCCAGTTCGGTTTGCCGGATTGGCCGCAGCCAATCGACCGACCACAGATCCCAGTTCAACAGGAGCGCATCCCGGGGCCGCATAAAGCGATTGGCCAGGATACGGACGGTGCTGAAGTCGCCGACATAAACGTCGATGGTGGCAATGACCTTGCGTTCGGTCACGTCCACCGTCTTTTGCGCGCCGCCGGCAAAGCCGCTGGCAACGGTCTTGTTGGAAGCACCCACCATCAACACGTCCGGTTCTTCCGAGCTGTTGTTATAGACGCCCTTCATCACTCCCTTAAGCATGGCCTCGGTAAAGGCCCGCGGCGTTCCGTCCACCCTGGCGTCGGTCCCGTCCCCGATAGGGTTGGTGCCGACGTGATCGGTATTGGTCTTGATCCAGGCTAGAACGGAAGCAAGTTTTGGTGCGGTGGCCGCAGCACCGGTTACCTTGGCTTGGTTACTCAAGAGGATCGCTTCGATGTCGATCTTGAGTTCCTTTGCTCTTTTGGTCATCTGGTAGGCAAGCTCGGTGCGGCGGCCTGCTTTATTTACCGCATCGAGCGTTCCCGAGATGATGACTTCTTTTCTTGAGATTTGCGTCCGGTTACCCAGGCGAGCGGTAACGGACGCCGGGGTAAAAGTCGCAATGTCGTCGCCCTGGAACTGGGCATTTGCAGTATTCGGAGCAGCAAGACTGTCCGTCTGCCATTCTCT